ACTGCAACCTGAGCAACCGGTCCGAGCTTGTCAACGGCCATCGTCACACCCGGCTTCACTTCTGGCATCGGAGGCGGCGCGGACAACTTCTGGGCCATCTGCGTATGACCCTGCCAATGCATCATCAGGTTCTGGAATACCGGAGGCTTCTCGCGCTTGATCTTCTGCCCCTCGGGAGAGTTGATCTTGTTGAAGCAGACTTGAGCTTCGATGGCGTGGTTAACACTGGCATCCTGCTCAACCGGAACAGAGCAAACCGTTGGGGGTATCTGACTCACCGCCTGCTGTACTTGCTGCATCGCCTGTTGGCCTTCAGGTGACTGCGACTCTGCCTGGGCTTGCGGATCGGTCGCCGCGTGTATCTGAGACTGCTGTAGAGCCATCTGCGCTTGTGCGAGTGCGGGATTCGGGTTCGGGACAGTCTTGAGAATAACCTCAAACTCTTCCTGCTGCTTGCGAACCGAATCAGTGCCAGAAATCAGGATGCCAAACCGCTTCGTCACCCGGTTCAATGCCTCGAAGTTCATCGGGTCGTTGAGGCTTTGCGCCAGAACGGGAACATTCGCCGAGTTCTCTACCGCATCCATTAACCGCGATTCCTTCTCAGCCTCAGACTCAGGGAATCCGCTGTCCGCCTCTGGGAAACAATACGCATCCCCGTTTGCCATCTTCGAAAAGTCAACCGAGATGCGCCCAACTCCCGGAACCATACCAGATGCTTTCCCTTGCCGGTTCTTGCCAGCCCACTTCGCCGCGTTGCCGCATGAGATTGCGATTCCCCACGTCATCGCGTTGTAGGGAGTTCCAAACACCTGCAAAGCCTGGTCGCGCTGGATTGTGATGCCGCCTACAGTGTCTGTGTTGGTATCTTGCCCAAACATAGAAGGACTCGCGCCGTCCAGGGCTTCAGGCAAGCCGTCAATCATCTGCTGAATGAAGTCGGCAAGCTGCGCGGGAGGAGTAGGAACTTGCTCGATCCCCGTATAGCTTGAGATGTCTTCCCCGGCATCGCGCGTGACCGGCATCGAGTACGCGGGGTCATTGCGCTGCTGCTGAATCGCCTCGGAACTGATCTTCTCAACGTCGTGCATCTTGCGCGGAACACAAGCCGTCATGTAGTGATTGAACAGGTTGAAATCGTAGTTCAAAACCTTTTGCGTGGTCAGGTTGTTTGTGCCAATTGCTCGCCGGTTCTGCCCAGTACCCTCACGCGAGTACAGGATAATCACGCAGTCGTCCATCTTCTCGTTGCGGCAGTAGGCAAACTCCCCACCGCAGAAAACGATCCTCATGCCATCGGGGAACATCGAGCGGAACTGCTTAAGCAACCCTTCATCGACAATATCCCGATACTGCGACGGTCTGATCCACCATGTAACCTCTGTCACCGCCCGGTCAGTCGCATTCGACGTGAATCCCGTCTGGTTCTGCACAGCATTCCGAACCGTCAGTCGGCAAGTGCGCGAAATCTGTCCATGATTCCCCGAACCGCCTGAAATCTTGCTGGCGATCCACGAATACTTCTCTTTTGACGTGGCCAGGTCAATCTCGCGCTCGCGCTCACACCACGGCAACGGCTCATCCTCGTCAATCGACATCGGAACTCGGAACTCCAGCTTCCCGTATGCCCGTGTAACCTCCTGCATCCCCGGATTATTGCCGTCCATGTCGAACCGCTGCGCATCGGCAATCGTCTCGGTAATCAGAGCAACGCGATCATCGGTGTAGAACAGTCCCCCCACCTTCACACACATCTTGCGGACGTTCGTCGCCTGCTTCCATAGGTGCTTATACTGTTCTGCTTCCTCAGCGTATTGCTGGTCAATCGCAGACTCCGGCAACTTCGGGAAGAATTCAGGCTCAGGGTCTTTCACCGTCAGCGCAGAGACAATCTTGTCCTTTCGTGCGCCATAAATGTTGATTGACCACATGCGCCCACGATCTTGCTGCGTGACCGCGCCCGCACCCAGTCCTGCATTGCCACCCGTCCCGGCAATCACCCACGATCCGCCAGACTTCGCGTTCGTAAGCCACTGGTATCCACGGTCAAACAGCCGCGCCTCAGCCGCTTGTATCACTTCCCAGATGCGGGCAGCGTCCTCATACTTTCCCGCGCCGTCAATCATCTCGCGTATCGCTGTGACAGTATCGACTCCCAGTTCATCGGGGCCATACATATCCTCTGGCGACATCTCAAACGGAGCATACATCCCCAGGTTGAGCTTGGACGTGTCCATCGGCTTGAGTTCTACCGCTTCGCCTACTTCTTCCGTCTCGTCTGTTGATTCAGTGGCCATCGGGATTATCGTACCACGCTATTCTTTTGGCGCGTAGAACTTCCTTTGTGCTTCGATTGCCTGTGCCTGCATCTGTTCAAACGATGGCTCGGTCACGGCTGGCACAACTGGAGGTTTTGGCTTCACGGCTATAGGCGGATTGGTTCTGACGTCGGTGTATTCCAGCAACTCGATTCGCACGGCATCGCGTACCAGATCGACCAGCCACATGCGGAACTCAGCCTTCCATCGTTGGATCATCCTCGCTCCTTTGGCGTCGTTCTCGCTCAACTGAAATGGTTTGGTCACTTCCACCACTCGCCCCCGTCAGCCTGCTTCTCCTGCCTTGCGTACTCCCGCAATTGTATCAGGTAGTTCGCCATCGGATCGGGAGTTGCTGCCAATTCTTCCTCAACCTTCTCACGATGCGTCTTCGCCGGGGCATTGAACGCGAACGACATTGCCAAACAGTCTCCATCGTCCGGTGACGACATCCCGCGCTTCTTCATATCATCCTTCTTCTCAAGCTGAATCTGATTCTTGCCGCTGAATCCGTACGACGGCGTTGTCAAATCCATCTCAAGCTCAGGGTCGTCGGGAATATCCCCTCCGCCATTCAGCCATCCCTTCATCAATCCCCAAACCTCAGCCCTGCGATTGAAATACATATCAGGGTCGGCAGGTCTTGCGCCTCCATGAAACTCCACAAGTCGGTGTTCGGGTTGCTTTACCCACTCGACCATGTTCTTTCGCAGGATGTCCACGACAGGCGCACCGTTTCCGTCGCCGTCAATCACCACCATGCGAGCCTTGTGTAACACGATCTGCTCTTGGATGTGACCAGCCACGTTGACTGCATCCTGGCCGCGCAACTTAGCGAGAGTCTGCCATCGCAACCCCTGGCGCAGCCCGATGATCGTTCTGTCATCCCCAAACCGCGCCACATCGCACGAGATAATCTTTGGCATCCGCTCATAAGTCTCCACCGGCAACATGCGCGTGCGAGCCGCAGACACAATGTCCGCAGGGATAAACTGACTCCCGCCAGCGCGGGGGAACTCTCCCTTGACTCTAACCCTAACAAAATCAGAGTCTTCGCCATAATCTGCAACCCATTTGTCTAACTGTTCTTTGTTCGTGCCTTCGATTCCCCGTGAATCAATATGCCGTGTCTCCCAGCGATGCTTGTATCGTCCAAAGCATTCCCTGAATCGCCCCGTGTTCTTAGTAGGATTGCCGAACGCCAGCCAAATGATTTCAGTGCTCTCGTCAGTCAGTGCGCCCTCTGTGACCTCCCATATCTTGTCCGAGATGGCCGACGCCTCATCGTATACGACCAAGATGCGCTTGCCCCTGTTGTGCAGCCCAGCGAATGCCTCTGTGTTGTTCTCGCTCCACGCAATACGGTCGATACGCCATAGTCGTTCGTGCGCCTTGTCCTTAACACTGATTGTCGTTGCGCCCGCGTTGAACCAGTGCGTCGTTATCGACATCCCGAACCACTTGCAAACCTCCGGCCAGGTCTTAGTCTGCAACTGGCTCTCTGTGTTAGCCGTGACCACCACGCGGCAATCCTCGCAGGTGTCTACCGCCCATTTACACACCATCGCTATCAACGCAGTCTTGCCGATGCCATGCCCAGACGCAATCGCTAGCTGCAAGGGCGTTGCCCATGAATCAGACTGAAGGTGTGCGCCAATCTCCGCCAGCACGTCACGCTGCCACTGCCGCGGGCCGGATGAGTCGGCAAGCTCGCCCTGCTCTTGCCACGGAAAAGCATACATCGCGTAGCCGAGCGGGTCGCGGCAGAATCGCCCTATGTCCGTGCGTAGAAGTTGCTCACTCATTTACGGAACCTTGCGGGAACGTAGTACGCAGGTTTGGTGGAGCGGGCATCTCTTAGGCTTGGAGTCGGCCAGCCATACATGCCCACATCTATCGCAACGCCACTATGGAATGGGTTGCGCCACTTTCCGGGGGGCGTCACACACACCGCGCCTTCCGGCAATCTCCAGCCTTTCGTGCGACGGCGTTGGATTCGCTTAGGCATGGGCGCATCTCCCGTCCGGCATCGCAGACAGCGGCGGCGTATCGTCGGAGGCGTTGAAGTCCACCGCGATCATCCAACACGCCTCGCTCCGGCTCTCGCATCCCCGTTCCATCGCCTTCGCTATGGCTTGCTCGAACTCTGCCATCTGCGTCTCACTCAGGGGAACCTTCAGGAACTTGACGCGCTCCGCATGTTGCTCAGGATGGTTCGCTTTCAGGTACGCGACCAGTTGCTCAGTCCGTCCCGTCTTAGCAATGTCCAGCACTTTCTCATCCCCGCGCACCGCCGTACTCAGGTGAATCATCTGCTCGACATTCTCGCCCCGTATTTGCCCCAGGACGGCATCAGGGATGTCCGATAGGGCTTCCACCTGCCTGAGATACCCGTAGGCCGTAGACCGGGCGCGTGGGGCGGCTAGCACCATCCAGGAATCGAAGCTGGTACAGCCCTCGCGGTATCGCCATAGCTCACCGTCGCGCACGTCCCGGCACATGATGCCAATCTCAGGGCCGGACGTGATGGCTTTGTCCCACGCTTGCAGCCGGGCAAAGATGAGGGACTCGCGGGCGGCGGAGTCCAGGTCTGGACTTGATTTCATGGTTTCCTCTCAATATGGTTTATCAGGCTCTCCGCGATCTGGGCAGAAGAATCTTCTGCGTAGGCTCTAACGGAGGCGTCGTGACATGCGCCAATGATACGCCGAAGCGCGGCCTTTTCCTGCAACAAAGCAACGTGCGATTCCATATCGAAAACGCGGTTCAGGAGGTCATTCCCCAGGTCAACGATGTACGCCGCGTCCATATCGGTACACTCTTTCGCCCTACGCATCGCATCTATCAATAAAATATGGTCGATGGGCCTTCCAATCGAGAGCCTTGACCGGATGCAGGCGAAGATGCGCTGGTGGGAATGGAGCGAGAAGTCATCGGCGGTCAACTCCTTTGCTTGCTCCCAGTGCGCGTTATCGAATAGCAGGTTTCCCAGCACGACGCGCTCAGAGTGTTCGTTCATCGGTAGCCGGGGTAGGGGCCGCTGAGTCCTGGGTGCGCTCATGCCGTCTCACCCCAGTCGAATACCTCCTGAGATAGCCGCTTGGCCGCAATCTCGCAGTATGGCTCATGCAGTTCGATCCCGATTGACGTAAGTCCCATAGACTTTGCTGCTACTAGCGTGGTTCCTGATCCCATAAAGGGGTCTAGCACCGTCTTTGCATCTGGGAAGAAGGATATACACCATTTCATCAAGGCAATGGGCTTCTGGGTTGGATGAACCTTCCCGCCATCAATTCCTACCGCCCTGTACCTAAAGATGCGCGGGGCAAACCTTCCATTTGTCCAGCAAAATTCAGCTTCACCAAAGTTGAGACCGTCTATTTGCTTATCCCAAATCAAGTATCCAAATGTGGGCGGGAGAGGTAAATGGCAACCACCCCAAATTGCAGAGTCTGAAGCCTTCTCGCGCATTAGGTGTAGATCTCCCTCCTGGGGGGCAATGTCCCATGCGATATGCCCATTGTCTTTATTCCCACCACTCCGGCGGGTTGCAGCAGATCCGCTATCGAAAAGAATCCCATACGGAGGGTCAGTCAGCAACAGGTCGCACTTGGGCAGCGTCGGCAAGATTAGTCTGCAATCTCCATGAAATATCTGAATCCCCGCATGGGAATAGTAAGGGGTCATGCTTGATCCTCCTCATCCTTATCGAACAGCCCCGGCTCGACCAAGTAGCGCGGAAGATCGGGCTGAACTGGTAGCGGTTTATCGTAGCAGGGGATACAGTAACCGAGTCGCCGGTCGGAGACGGTGTGCGGCGTCATCTTGGAGCATTTGTTGCAGTACGCCGATACCTCTACGGTTGATCTAGTGAAGTGCTGCATTAGCCCTCCTCATTCGTCTCCCATCACGACGCGATTTATTGGCGATTGCCCTCGTGCAGATGCGACACCTACGCCTTCCGCAATAATCAACGTAGGTGTTTTCATCGCTATATGGGTGCCCGCTTGGACAGTGAGTCTTCTGCTGATTATGGTGCCTTCCCTTGGCTGACATATCCCGCATATTCGCAAGATCATCTCCGAGAAATAGGTGGTCTGGACGAACGCAGGATGGGTTGTCACAATGGTGGAGAACGTGCGCTTTTGGCGATAATCCGAAAGTCAAGAACCATGAAACTCGATGAGCCCTAGTGCTTCCCATGGCTCGTCCGCCCATCCTAAAATCTCCGTAGCCATGTTGATCTTTAGCCCCAGTCCAGTTCCAACATCCATCGCTCTTTTGGACTTTAGCCCAGAACCGGCGCACAGCGGTTTCATTCAGGGTTATTTCGCGGTATGATTTAAGAATTGGGGTCATGCTGGCTACCTCCGTAGCGAGTAGGATTCGTCCGGGCCTGCAAGCCCTGACCCCTTTATTATACTCTCGTCTCGCTGTGTAGTGTTGAGACATTCGGCCTCCTCGTGCTGCTTCTTCTCTGCTAAGTACCGCTTGCGAGATTCACGCTCAAACTCTACTACGGCCTTGCGGGGCGTTCGGGGGATGCGTTCTAAGCCCTTCGGCCAAACGCCGAACTTCTCTTGATACTTGTGGCTGACCCATCCATCCTTGAATCCGCGCTGCTGGGCAATCATCAACAGGCCGCTGTAAAAGGCTTGCTTCTCGTCCATCTTTGGCCGTGGAATCTTGGGAAGTTTCGCAGTCAATGTCTCCCAATCGAATACCGTCATCTGCTCTAGCATGGCATTGATGTAACTCTTGTCCGCCGCCTGTTTCGGTTCTGCGTGGCATTTAGGGCAAATCTTGCATGAATGGACGAGGCCGCATTCTGGACATGTGACAGACATTTTCTCTGTCTTCTTGCGCTGCTCTTCCATCTTTTCTTGAATTTTTATGTCAGTTGAAAGTTCCCAATCGCGGGGAATGTCGAGCCTGCCCAGCCGGTAGATATTTCCTCCATGATCCGCCATAAGGCAGTTTTCTTTTCTTTTATATGGGCGCATCCCGCGTCCGCCAGCCTGCATCAGCTTTCTCAGGCTCTTTGTGATGAACGCGAATCCAACGTAACTAATCCAAGGAAAGTCGGTGCCTTCGATGTACACGCTGTCGTTTGAAATCAGATCAATCTCTCCATTTTCGCTGCGTTTGTAGATGGAGTCTCGTACTTCTTTATCGGTGTCTCCGTCAACATGCTCCGCTCGATACCCCGCATTGCGTACTCGTTCGACAATGGCCTGAGAGTGTTCGACCCCCGAACAGAAAATCAGGCTAGGTCTACCCTTGCCAAACTCCAACCAATTTTCTACTACGTCTCCAATTAGTTCCTTGGTGTTCATGGTTGCAGCTACGCGGGCCTGGTTGAAATCGTTACCATCTCCCCCTAATCCGACAGTAGATGGAACGTGGCAGATATGATGGTCTGGTCGGCATAAATATCCATGCTCGATAAGCCATGGAACATCTGGCGTTCGCACCATCTCATCGCACACATTACCGAGTCCGTAGCCATCGCCTCTGATTGGAGTTGCGGTAGCAAGAAGCAACATCCCGCCTGCCTCTTTATGCTGCCCTATTAGTCGTGCGTATTCCCCATCTTTGGAGACCAAGTGGCCTTCATCTACGATGAGAAGGTCGGCCAACTTCCTAGACGTTCCCCCTCTCATTCGTGAGGCCAGAGTGCCCTTCGATGCAACGGTAACATTCGCCCACGGATTTAGCATGTGCCCGGCCATTATCACTTCGGGAACCATACCAGCCCACTCCATTTTTTCAGCCATTTGATTCACGATCTCGCGGCGGTGTGCTACCGCTATAGACTTTTCTCCCCGGTGGTCTAGCAGCATTTTTGCGATGTGGGTAAACATAGCCGTCTTCCCGGCCCCCGTTGGAGATTGGAGTAATACAGCGGCTCCATTACATAGCAACCGCCATATCTTTCGGTTGCCTTCTAGCTGATAGTCACGGAGTTCCATTTAAGCGTTTTACCTCTACTTTGTATACTTTCCAGTGTTTCTTGAGCCTAGAGAACAGGGCATCCGGGTATGGATTGGCGAGAATCTTATCGCGTTCGGCTTCCGCGATTCCACCGCCGTCCTTCCCGTAGATATAGATCCCGGAGCCGCCCCGGAAACTCACCACAAGATAGCCGTCATGCCAACCGATTTTGTACAGGTTCCTGCCCCGGCTGACGGTCTGCGGATTGGCGTTGGCGAGTATCTCGGAGACTTTCATCACAGCACCTCAGCGAAGCATAATCTTCTCAAACTTCCGTGGGACTTGGGTTCCGTATCGCTTGCGGTTGACATCTCCGCAGCACAGTCTACATCTCAACCTACCCCTGATTTCAGATGGCACGAAGAGTGGGGCAATCTTGACCTTGCCGCAAGTCGAGCAGGTGTAGAGCGTGAATCCGTCGGAGTCGGTTAGTGGTTCGTTCACAGCACCACCTTGCAACCATTCAGCGCAACCATCGCGGCCTCGATCGCTGCGACCTTCTCTTTGGTGCGGGCGATCTCAGACGCCTTGTACTCATCGCCAAGATACTTGATCTGCTCGGCGCGATAGACGGCCATCTCCGCAGCCATCTTGCCATCGAACAGAGCGTTCCAGATAATCGCCCGCGTGTCCTTCGGCATCAGCAGCGCATCGCAGTCGTCCTCTGCGCCTTCCTTGCCACTGATACTCCCCTCAGGGAATAGCGCCCACAAGTCCGCATCGCACTCAGCCCTATCCCAGAGTAATTCAATATCCCAATCTTCGACGATGCGTTCGACTGCACGATGGTTCTCACTGGCTAACGACGCCCCAAGATAGTACCGGCGCAGACACTCCCTGCCAGCCTCATCCTGGGCCTCGTACATCGCATGGGCGCGGCATCCATCGCAGCAGAACTTGCCTTTGTCGCACTCCACCGGTACGTCAATCTCCGGCTCATCGTATCCGTCCTCTGGCGCGGCGGGTTCGATCTCGAACGGCTGTTGGCAGTAGTTGCATTGCTCATTGCGAACATCTTCTAGGTCAATCATTGCGTTACCTCCCGTGTGGCTGCATGGCGTATCAACACCTCCAGCGCAGCCTTCGCAGTCTCAAGAACGCGGGCTGCATCGGCGGCGCAAGAGTCGGCTCCCCGCTTGCCAAGATCGGCGAGACGGACGGATTCATACGCGGCG